ACATCATCAACCCTTGCTAACAATTTTCCAAGCACAGTTCTTGGCGGCATAGTTCTGCCAGCCACTCCAACTGCTTCATTTGGATCAAAAGACACAGCTGCTCAATATGGTTTTGGGGCGAACTTCATGTCAGGAACTTCGGGTGGAAGTACAACCATCATCAATGTTCAAGGCAATATCCAAACTCAATCAGATAATGCCGCATCAATTGCAAAGCAGTTCCAATTGAATCAACTCTCTGGTAAGACCGCCCTCAATCTTGGCTCGATTGCGAACATCTAATGTCAGTCGCAGGAGTTCCAGTATTCGGAGCAATCATTGACTTTACCAATGGCGCAACCTTTATTTCCACAGCCTTCACTTTGGACAACTCAAGCAAAGGTCAGTTAGGAACGGCGCAGCTTGCCGATGCCGATGACTCAGTTGATGTTTCATCGATTGCGCTTCAAGCATCTATTCGCCGAGGTCGCAATCGTATCCTTGACAAGTTCGAAGCAGGATCTGCAACAGTAGTTCTTCAAGATGACAATGGGGCTTTCAATCCTTCCAACACCTCATCGCCTTATTACGGCAAGATTCTTCCGCTTCGCAAGATTACAATTTTTGCCGATTACAATGGCGTTCGATACACACTTTTCAACGGCTTCATTATGCAATTCGTTACTCGCTTTGCAGTTGGAGTCAATGACCGCTCTAGCGTAACTTTGGTTTGCGTTGACGGTTTTAGAATGTTGACAAACCTCAACATCAGCGCCATCACAGGAACTGCCGATGGAGACTTGTCAGGAACTCGTGTCGGAAGATTGCTTGACATTGCCAACTGGCCAGCAAGCCAGCGAGCCTTGGATGCAGGAACCTCCACTCTTCAAGCAGACCCAGGAACAGCCAATCGACCAATGTTGGATGCCTTGCAGACAGTTGCAGACAAATCAGAATTTGGCGCATTCTTTATTGATCGCAAAGGCGTTGCCACTTTCCTATCTCGTCAGACTTTGGGGCAGAAGGCAGCCAATCCAGCAACAATCTATTCCGATGACGGAAGCGCTATTGGCTATCAAGGCATTGAGCTGACTCATGACGATGTTCTCATCGTCAATGATGTCACAGTTACTCGCCTTGGCGGGACTGCTCAGCAAGTCACAGATGCAACTTCCATCACTACCTATTACCAGCACTCAGGCATTCGACCAGATATTCTTGTCCAAAGCGATGCTGAATCTTTGAGCCAGGCACAGATGCTTCTTGCTTCTCGCAAGGATGCAGTTCTGCACATCTCATCGTTCAACTTGAACCTCTTTGATCCAGATTCTACAGACCGCCTTGTCGCTGGCTTGCAATCTGAAATCTTTGATGTCATTCAAGTGACAAAGACGATGCCAGGAAGTACCTCAATTACCAAGACACTCTTCGTTCAAGGCGTTCAACACGATATGACAAAGCGCAGCTTTGACACTAAGTTATTGACTGCCGAGCCTATTATTCAATCGTTCATCCTCAACAGTTCAATCGCAGGGGTATTGGGTTCATCCTCATCCCTTCTCAGTTACTAAGGAGTAAAAAATGGCAGGTGGCTACAAGCTATGGTCAACAGGTGAAGTCGTAACGGCTGCAAACCTTCAACAGTATGTTCAAAATCAAACTGTGATGGTCTTTGCTTCCGCTGCTGCTCGCACCACAGCGCTATCAGGCGTTGTTGCCGAAGGAATGATTTCCTATCGAACTGATGCGCATATTCTTGAGTATTACACAGGATCAGCGTGGGCGGCAGTATCTACAACAACATCACTGAATCTGACATTCAACGCTCAGACAGGCACGACCTACACCTTAGCAAGTGGCGATGTCAATGCAATGGTGACAGCATCTAATGCTGGAGCCATCACAGTGACTGTGCCGCCTTCTGTTTTTACTTCAGGTCAGCAAGTTCATTTGCAGCAAATCGGCGCTGGACAGGTGACATTTGCTCAAGGAGCAGGTGTGACAATTACTTCAACAGGTGCAACCTCTTCCGCGCCTAAGACTCGAGCCCAGTATTCAGCTTGCACAATCATCTGCACAGGCACAAACACATTCACGATTGTGGGAGATTTGAGCTAATGCCAATCCTCGGAATCTTAGCCTCACAGATAACGGGGCATTTGAGCACTAACTCTTATGAGTCTATTGCTACTGTAACTATTGGAGCAGGTGGGGCATCGAGTGCAACTTTCTCGTCAATTCCATCTACTTACAAGAACTTACAAATTAGAGCATTAGCGCGTACTGATCGTGCAAGTAACCCACAAGATTTCTTGCAGGTTCGTTATAATTCTGACACAGGCGCAAACTATGCTTACCATTCACTTTACGGTAACGGCGCATCTGCTGGTGGCAATGATACTGGTACATCAACTGCTAACCCGTGGTCTGCCGTTGTAGCAGGTGCTACCGCAACAGCCAGCGTATTCGGTACATTCGTGGCTGACTTGGTTGACTATACTAATACCAATAAATATAAAACTTTGCGTAGCCTTAGCGGTATTGACAACAACGATACAAGCGGGCGCCTTTATTTTCAGTCTAACCTTTGGCAGAACACCGCAGCAGTTTCGACTATAACAATTCAGCCTGTATATGGCACGAATTTCGTTCAATACTCATCATTCGCCCTCTACGGCGTGAAAGGCTAGGGGCAGACAATGGCAGCAGGATCAACATATACGCCAATTGCGACTACTACTTTTGGTAGTTCAGCAACTTCTTACACATTCTCATCCATTCCAAGCACTTATACAGATTTGATTCTTGTCTGTTACATTCAAAATTCAACTTCTGCAAATACTTATGTGCGATTCAATGGTGATTCTGCGAGCAATTATTCTCGTACACAGTTGTCGGGTAACGGAACATCTGCAACATCGGGAAGAGTAAGTAGCACAAACGCTGGATATATTGATGCAATTCCTACTCAAACTCCCAATGAGAATATAATTGTCAATTTTCAAAATTACTCAAATACAACAACTTACAAAACTTATTTATCAAGAGCCAATAACGCGGCAACTGGTGTTCAAGCAACTGTGGGATTGTGGAGTTCTACGGCTGCAATCAATCAAATAGCAATCTTTACTGACAGTGGAACAATGACGGCTGGAACAACTTTCACCCTATACGGAATCGCGGCGGCATAACTATGGCAAACACAATGACATTGATTTCATCAGTAAATGTTGGTGCTGGTGGACAAGCCACAATTTCTTTCACTTCAATCCCTAGCACTTACACAGATTTGAAAATTATTGGTTCAATTAGAATGGCAAATACCAGTGGCGATGTAGGGGTTTATTTCAACACAGCAGCCACAGATTCAAGCGATAAAAATGTTTTCAGTAATGGAACATCTGCTGCATCTGATAACCATAGCGCTCAACAAAGTATTTATATTGCGCCAGTAAATACCACAAACCAAACCGCAAACACATTTTCCAATATGGAAATGTATATTCCAAACTATGCTGGTTCAAATCAAAAATCTGTAAGTATTGACAATGTTCAAGAAAACAATGGAACAGCGGCTTATTCAACTCTAGTTGCTGGACTATCAACAAAAACTGCTGCCATCAGTAGCATCACTTTTTATGGCTATGGTGGAGGAACAGTAAGTTTTGCTCAATATACAAATTTTTATTTATACGGCATCAAGAACTCATAAGAATCTAACTCAGGAGAAAACAACTATGGCAAACCCAACCCGCTTAGAAATCAACTGCGAGACAGGCGTTGAGTCAATCATTGAATTGACCGATGCTGAAGTTGCACAGATGCAAGCAGATGCTCAAGCAGCAGAAGCCCGCAAGGCTGAGGAAGATGCGGCGGCTAAGGCGCTCGCTAATCTCAAAGCTTCTGCAAAAGCAAAGCTCATCGCTGGCAAGCCTTTGACTGCTGAAGAAGCAGACACACTCGTTCTCTGATCCCCTTCCCAAACCCTAGGAGAGACAAATGGCAATCTCATCTGCTCAAGTAACAGTCACAACTGCCGCAACCCTTTTGGTTGCAGCTGATATGCAAGCCGAGCAAGTCAACTTTCACTCATCGTCAGGAACTATCTATCTCGGCGATGCAAATGTGACTTCCTCAACTGGCTATCGCATGGACAATGGCGACAAGGTTGTTTTGCAAAATCACGAGACTGCTATCTATGGAATCACTTCAACTGGTTCAGCGACAATGAGCGTGTTGGTTATTACAAAGTGAGTTCAGATGTCGCAACAATCATTTATTCGTATTTTTTCGTGACGGCGGCAGTTCTTGCTGGCATTGGTGTGATTGCCAAGCACACAATCCGAACTCACACAGATGAACTCAAGGATCAACTTTCAAGAATTACTTATGCGCTTTACAACGAAGGACAAACTGGACTCATCAACAAGGTTGATCAGTTGATTGAGAATCAAAATCTCATCAAGATTGATGTTGAAGTGATGAAGGCAAAGGCAGAATCTAAGCCAAGGGCAAGAGCCAAGTGAGCCTGACTTCATCAAATGGCTGGACAGCCTCAGCGAATCAAGCAGAAATTGGCATCAAAGTCTTCACAGTCATTGGCGGCGCAAAGCCAGTCAAACTCAGATGCGCCTCGGCAGTTGCTCCATTACTGGTTGCAGCTTGCAAGGAATGGAATGAGCAAGTCGAGAAGTTAGAGCCAGGCGAAGTTCAGGGATACGCCTTTCGCGATGTCAGGGGTGGCGCTGGAACTTTATCCAATCACGCCTCTGGCACTGCGGTTGACATCTTTCCTGCTCGCCATCCTCAAGGCAGTGCCGATGGCAATCTGAGCAAGGATCAACAAGCTGCAATCCTAGACATTTGCAAGAAGTATGGACTGCGTTCAGGTGGCATTTACAAGAACGCCAAGC